AGATATTTGAAGTACATAATTCGTTTGTTAAACCTGTTAAAGAACTTTTACTTATATCTCCTTTTAAGGAAATATGGGATAGAGATACTACTAAGCATAAGGATAATGCAATAAGAGAATTTTCTTATGTTTATTTTGTGGTGTCACCTAAGAAGAATAATCCTTATTCAGGTTATAAGGAAGATGAAAGAGAAAGTAAGGTGATAAAAGGTTTATGGAAAGATGAAAGTTGGGAACCTGATACACTCATATTTAATGCTATTGAAACTTACAATCAATGGTTATCTGATGCTTCACCATCTATGAGGTATTTTAAGGCTGTTAAAGCAGGTATAGAAGAAACTATTAATTTCTTTCAGAGTGTTGATTTTAGTGAAAGAAATGATAAAGGATTACCTGTGTATAAGATTGGAGAAGTTATTGCTGCATTAAAATCTGCTAATGAAGTACTTAGATCTATGTCAGATTTACAGGAAAGAGTTGAGCAGGAAATTTATGAATCCTCTAAAACCAAAGCTGGTAAAGAGATAAACCAATTTGAAAGATGAAAAACAATTTTATTGATGCATTTGATGATTCTACATCAAACAAAGTTTCACAGTCTTCTTCACAGAAGCATCATGAGTCATGTTCTAAGTTTATATCTATGCTTTTTAAAGCAAAAGAAGATGCTCACATTAGTCATATAGAGCAAAGAGTAAAATCTTCAGCTTCACATGAAGCACTTGGAATGTTTTATGATGCTTTAGATGGTTTACTTGATACATTTGCTGAAACAGTAATGGCAGTACATGGTCAACTTACTCTGTCATTTCAGGCATCAGGTATATCTAATCTTGTATCTTACTTTGAAGGTTTGTATAAACAGGTAGAATCTGCTAAATCTATGTTTAAGGAAACTTGGATTCTAAATCAGGTTGATGAAATGAGTCAACTTATAGCTCACACTCTTTATAGATTGAAATATGTAACAGCAGCTCCTGCACAATAAACTGTATGAAAGTAGAATCAGTAAGAAATCCTAATGGACACTGGGTTAATACAGAAGTATTTAGGGAAGAAGCAAGGCATTTTGAGAAATATGGTTATTATTGTCCTGACCCTTGGGGTTCACCATCATGGCAGATATATTGGGAAGAACAACTTAGAAGGACAGTTGAAGGATATGATGTAGGAGGAGTTAAGATAACAGGTGATCATTACTTTTATCTTAACTTCTGTCCTATTATGAGGGTAGAGAAAAATGCAGCAGGTAGGAAAGCTAAGAAATTAGATGGTTTTCCTGACTTTTGGGATGGTGATTATAATTATTATTGGGCAAGTGAGATAGCTTATAATGGTATTACACTACAGGATTATAAAGATCTTAATCTTCAAATTACTATTGAAGAAGAATTTCTTGATGGTGGTAGACATGTTATTGTAGGTAAATCAAGAAGAAAAGGTTACTCTTATAAGAATGGTTCTAAAGTAGTTAATAAGTATAATAATACAAGAGATTCATTGTCTATTATTGGTGCATTTGAAAAGAAATATTTATACCCTGAAGGAACAATGGGTATGGCAAGTGACTATATTAACTTTTTAAATCAACATACCGGGTGGAGAAAGAATAGAGATTTTATTGATAAACAAGATCATAGAAAGGCATCATTTAAAGAAGTAGTTAATGGTGTATCCATTGAGAAAGGTTATGGTTCTCAGGTAATGGCAGTTACTTTTGCAGATAATCCTGATGCTGCTCGTGGTAAAGATGCTGTTTATGTACTGTTAGAAGAAGCAGGTAAGTTTCCTAATCTTAAAAGTTCATATATGGCTACTGAACCTACACTAAAAGCAGGTAAGTTTATAACAGGACAGATTATTATATTTGGTACAGGTGGTGATATGGAAGGTGGTACTATTGATTTTGCTGAAATGTTTTATGACCCTGCTACTTATAACTTATTACCATTTACTAATGTATGGGATGACAATGCAGAGAATACAAAGTGTGGATTCTTTCATCCTATATTTTGGAATATGGATGGTTTTTATGATAAACAAGGTAATTCTCAGGTAGAAGAAGCTACTGAATATGAGTTGGTAGAAAGAGCAAAGATATTAAAGAACTCTTCTAATGGTACTGGTGTTATTCAAAAGAGAGTACAGGAATATCCATTAAAACCAAGTGAAGCTTTTCTTACAGTATCAACTAATGACTTCCCTATTACTGAACTTCGTAATAGATTAAACATTGTAGAAAGAGAAAAGTTACATGATAAGAAAGGACAGGCAGTAAGTCTTATAAGAGGAGAAGATACTAAGGTAAGAGCTATACCTGATTTAAAGAATGAGTTAGAACCTGTTTGGCATTATAAACCAAAAACACTTAATCTTAGTGGTGCACCAACAATATTTGAATACCCTATACCTAATGCACCTAAAGGTTTATATAAGATTGGATATGACCCTTATCAACAGGATCAAAGTAGTGGTTCATCATTAGGTGCTGTATATGTTTATAAAGGTCACTCTACATTTTCTTACAGTAGAGATATGATAGTGGCTAATTATGTAGGAAGAATGAATACTGCTGATGATACACATAGAGTTGTAGAGATGTTAGCAGAACTTTATAGTGCAGAAATAATGCATGAGAATATGGTAAGAGATGTTAAATCTTACTTTGAAAAGAAAAGAAAATTACATTTATTAGCTGCACAACCTGATGCTGTAATATCTAAAAATATTAGAAATTCTAAGGTAGCAAGGGTGTTTGGCATTCACATGAATGATCAATTAAAAGATGCAGGAGCAAAATATATAAAACAATGGTTATTAAGAGAGAGAGATGTAGATGAATTTGGAAATAAAATATTAAATTTGGACACAATTTCAGATCCCGGACTTTTGGAAGAATTAATACTGTTTAATAGGAAAGGAAACTTTGATAGGGTAATGGCATTTATGATGATCATGTTTCAATTAGAAGAAGAAGGAGAAAAGAAGTGGGATGAAGATACAGGTAAAAATAAAGCTGCAACATCATTACTAAACTCATTTAAAAATTGGTATAAAAAATCATGAGTAATACAGGCAATTATAATGTAGCTATGCCAAAACATAGACTTACAAGAGCAAAAAAAGATGAAGATGACAAACAATGGTATAAACAGAATTTAGATTTTTTAGATAAAAGATCTTTTGCACAGATAGGATTTAATGGTTCAGGATTTGATACATTTGATGCTAACAGTGTATCAGATTATAAAAGAATGAAAGTTAATTACGATCTCTTTAATAATATTATTAATATTAAGGATTTTGAATATGTAATTAAACCATTTGGTGCACAGGCAGGTGAGTTACCTGCTAACTTTGTTAATAGGGATATTATATCACCTAAGATAAAGGTGCTTTTAGGTATGGAAATGAAAAGACCTTTTTCTTGGAAAGTGTTAGCAGTTAATGAAGAAGCTACTACAAGAAGAGAGGAAACTGAATTTGGTATGCTTAGGGATTATGTAATTTCAGAAATAATGAAACCTATTAGAACTGAGATAGAGCAGAAGAAACAAGCAGAAGCTCAAGGTAAAGAACTTACTCCTGAACAACAACAGCAAATACAGCAACAAATAGAACAGGAGTTAGAAGCTAAAACTCCTGAAGAAGTTAGGAAGTATATGCAAAGAGAACATCAGGATCCTGCTGAAGCACTTGCACATCAACTACTTGAGTATTTAGTACAAAAAGAAAATATAGCTACTAAGTTTAACTTAGGTTTTAAGCATCTTAATATATCTGCTAAAGAAATTTTTTGGGTAGGTATAATGAATGATGAACCTGTAATGACAGTAGTTAATCCACTATATTTTGATTATGATAAATCACCTGATATTGAATACATTGAAGATGGTGAATGGGCAGTATGTGTATATAGAATGTCACCATCACAAGTAATATCTTATTTTGGTGATGAGCTTTCAGAAGATGATATAGATAAGGTTTACTCTTACTATACTCAGAATGTTAATCATGTTATTGATGCTAACTTTTCTTTTAACATCAATAAAGAAGATGATGGTTGGACAGTAAGGGTAGTGCATGCTACTTGGAAGGCTTTAAGAAAGATAGGGTTTTTGGTATATACTGATGAGAATGGTGAAATACAAGAGTCTATTGTAGATGAAGGTTACACTATTAATAAAACTCAAGGAGATATTTCAGTAACTTGGGAATGGATTCCTGAAGTTTATGAAGGATATAAAATTGGTCAAAGTATTTATGTTTCCCTTAGACCTGTACCAGGTCAGTTTAAAGATATATCTAATCTTTACTATTGTAAGTTGCCTTATATTGGTGGAGTAATGGATTGTACTAACTCATTACCTACTTCTGTTATTGATAGGATTAAAGCATATCAGTACTATTATAATATTATTATGTATAGGATAGAACTGTTAATGGCATCAGATAAAGGTAAGATAATGCTAATGAATATTGGTATGATTCCTGAAAGTGCAGGTATTGATACTGAGAAATGGTTATACTTTATGGAATCTTCTAAAATAGGATTTATGAATCCTAATGAAGAAGGTAATAAAGGTGATGGAAGTATAACTAATGCTGTTAAAGAAATAGATATGTCTTTAGCTTCTGATATTCAAAAATATATTAACTTAGCTGAATATATTGAAAGGAGAGCTGGGGTGTCTATTGGTCTACCCCCTGAAGCTGAAGGACAAATTGGACCTAATGCTGCTGTAACAAATACTAAGCAAACAATGGTTCAGAGTTCTCATATTTTAGAACCTATATTTGAGTTGCACAATGTTGTTAAAAGAAATGTACTTCAAAGATTAGTAGAATGTGCTAAAGTAGCCTATACTGAAAAACCTAATCAGAAACTTTACTATATCTTAGATGACTTTTCAAGACAACTTCTTACTATTGATGCAGAATTGTTAGATAATTCAAGTTATGGTATTTTTATATCTAACTCATCTAAAGCACATGAAGTAAAAGAACTTGTATCTCAACTTGCTCATGCAGCTATGCAGTCACAGAAAATAGACTTAAGTGATGTTGTTAAAGTTATTAGAGCTGAAGGTGTTCAAGAAGCTGAAGAAATGCTTGAAACTTCTGAAGCTAAGAAAAGAGAAGAGATGGAAAAATCACAAATGCAACAGTTAGAGAAACAACAGGAAATGCAACAACAGACATTAGCACATGAAAAAGAAGTAATGGCATACAATAGAGAAACTGAAATGATGAAGGAAAAAGAGAAGACAAATAGAGAGGTTCAAAAACAAACTATTATGTCTTTAGGTTTTGCAATGGATAAAGATGCTGACAATGATGGAGAGATAGATGTAATAGAAGTTGCAAGAGAAGGTGTTAATGCAGATCTTAAAATGAGAAAACAAGCACTTGATGAAAAGAAATTTGAACACCAAAAAGAAACAGATGCTAAGAAAATAGAGTTAGAGAAAAAGAAGATTAATAAAAAAGGTAATTAAACAAGTCAGAAAAAGTTTCAGATTCAAACTGAAAAATATTTAATTTTCAAACTTAAATTTGTGTTATTATGATTAATGAAGTAAAAGAAACAGGAACATCATTAGTAGACTTTAATTGGGATAATAATGAAGAGTTCTTTGAAGTTAAATCTGAACCAACTGTTTTGCCTGAAAAGAAGGTAAAAGAAGTAGTTGATGAAGATGTAGAAAACTTAGACGATAAAGAAGAAAAAGAAACAGAACAAGATAATTTCTTTGAACAGGATGAAGAAGTAAAGACAGCTTTTAGTGGTGATTCACAATGGGCAGATTTATATAAGACTCTTAAATCAAAAGGAATTATTAGTGTAGAAACTGAAGATGACATTGATGAAGAAAAATTCTTAGAGTTACAGGAAGAAGAAATAGAAGCAAGATTAGATGAAACTATTCAGGCTTTTATGGATGAACTTGATGAAGATGCAAAAGCATTTTTAAAGTTCAAAAAAGAAGGTGGTAACACTAAGGAGTTTTTTAAGTTTTACAGTGAAACTTCTAAAGTACCTGAACTTGATATTACTAATGAAAAATCTCAGAAGAAGTTTTTAGAGTACTATTATCGTACTTATGAAGAAATGGATGAAGATGAGGTTGATGATAAAATTCAGTGGTTAGAAGAAACAGGTAAGATGAGTAAGTATGCTGAAAAGTATAGTGATAGTCTTGAACAAGAAGGAGAAAGGTATAAAGAAAAGTTGTTAGCAAATCAAAAGGTAGCAGCTAAACAACAAGAAGATAATAGAAAGCAACTCATTACAGATTTAAAAAAGGTGATTGATAACAATACTGAAATTAAGGATTGGGCACTTACACCAAAAGATAAGAAAGATTTACATCCATATATGACTAAAGCAGCAGTCAAAGTTGGTAACAATCAATTTCTTACTCAGTTTCAAAATGATTTGCAAAATGTTTTCAAAGACAAAGAAAAAATGATTTTGTTAGCTAAAATTATTTCTTCAGATTTTGATGTTAAAGACATTAAGGCTAAAGCTAAAACTGAAGTAATAAAGGAAACTAAACAAAGACTAAACAGTTCTAAGTCTTCTAATTATGGCATAAAAGGTTCTCACAATAAAGGCTTGGTAGATTACTTTTAGATTTTAAAACAAATTATTAAAAAATGGCACAATTAAATAATAAGCTGATTACAAAGCAAATGCCTTGGCATGCAAATATGACTGACCTCAATCACTTGGGTGCAGCTTTAATTGCAAAGCCACACGTATTTGAATCAGTAATGACTAAGTTGTTTACAGCTACTCGTTACTCAGATAATCCTATGACTTACATTTTGTCTTCTACTGCAAAGGAAGAAGAGATTACATCTAATGAATGGGAATGGGGTTTGAGAACAGGTTCTACAAGACCATTGGTTATTGTTGAAAATGTAGAACCATCAAGTAATACTACTCCAGGTAGATTCAAACAAAACTTCAAAATTAAACTTGATGAAAATTGGTTTGTTCCAGGTGATATTATTCACCCAGGTACTACTAATAAAAAGTATCAGGTTCGTATTCAAGAAGAACCTTACAGACATGGTAAAGGTTGGATTTATGTAGTACGTTTAATGTCAGATAATCCTGCTGATTCTCTTCCTGTTACTTACTTGAGTCCGGGTACTCAATGGGCAAAGCTATTTTCTCAGTATGAAGAAGCAGGTGAACAGTCAGGTTCTACTCAGTACTCACTTCCTATTACTTTGAAAAACAGACTTTCACGTTTCCGTAAAAAGTATCAGGTAACAGGTGATGCACATAATCAAGTACTTGCAGTTAAAGTTCCTGATCCACAGGGTAAGATGCATGATACTTGGATTAAGTATGCTGAAGTTGAATATTGGATGCAGTGGTACAAGGAACTTGAAAGAGGTTATTGGTATTCTCGTAGTACAGATTCTGTACTTGGTGCTAATGGTAGACCTATCTATTCAGGCCCTGGTATTCAAGAACAACTTGAAGACTCTCACGTACATCGTTATACTCACCTTACTGCAACTCTGATTGAAGAGTATTTGATGGACATTTTCTACTCTCGTGTAAAGCCAGGTGGACAACGTAAAATCAAAGCATTTACAGGTGAATATGGTATGATTATCTTCCATCGTGCTATTCAGGATTGGATGGAGAAAAAAGGTTTCATCCAAGTTGTTGATCAGTTGTTTATCCAAAAAGGTACTTCTGAATACCATGAAAATGGTTTGGTTGCAGGTTATCAATATGTCAAATATCGTATGGCAAATGGTGCTGAACTTGAATTAGTTCACAACCCACTATATGATGACAGAGAGATTAACTTTGAAATTGACCCTGTTACTGGTTATCCTACTGAATCAATGAGATTTACTTTCCTTGACTTCTCAGGTGAAAAAGGTGAATCTAATGTAAAACGTATCAAGAAAAAAGGTGGTATGTCATTGATTTACACAGCAGGTTTGGTTACACCTTATGGCCCTGTAAACAACAAGCTTGCTTCTCACTCAGGTGACTATTATGAAATGCACGTTAAAGATCAGTGTGGTATCCACATGGAAGATGTTTCTCGTTGTGGTGAATTAATACTTTCACGTTCTTAGAATAAATAGGGGGAGTTAATCCCTCCCCCTTTATTTTTATATTTAATAAACAGAATAATACGTATGAGAAATCCGAATATTGTAGAGTTAAGACCAATTGAAACTAAAAAATGGCATGGTAAAGAAGGCAAAGATGCATTTACTCAAGACCATAGTTCACAAGTACTGTATAATTCTAAAACAGGTAAATTAGATACAGGACTTACAGAAGAAGAAGCAGATAAGTATGGTAAATTGATGGGTATAGATTTAAGTGATACTTTTAATCCTAACTCACCACATCCATTTTGGGCAACTAAACCTGCACAACTAAGATTTCCTAATAGAACTTTAGTGTTAGATATAACAAAACCATTAGAGTTTATTAAGGTAAAAAATTACAAAGCTTCACCATTTGTAGCTAATTCTGAAAAAGAATTTCAAGATGGAGAATGGCCACAAGCTACTCACATTTTGTATGATGAATCAGAACACATTGAGATTGAAGCTCATAAATTGAATAAGAAGAAAGAAGCATATAAAGTTTTTGATAAACTTACCAAAGAACAAAAGGTATCTCTTGTACAAATTATCTTAGACATTTCAGTAAGAAAGCAATCTAATGAATTTGTAGATGTTAAGATATCTGAAATCATTGAAGGAGAATATTTAAATGATTTCTTGAAGTTTAGTAAAATGGATAAAAATCATCTTTACATTAAAGGTATGGTTGTAGAAGCTCTTTATAAAAATGTACTTACCAAAGAAGGAGCAGGTATATTCTATATGGGAGATATTCTTGGACACAGTATTGATGATGTTGTTGAGTACTTTAGTAATCCTCAGAATCAGGAAATTAAAGCTAAAATTCTTGAGAAGTTAAATTAACAGATAAACAGTATGGATATCAGGGCAATGCATTATGATTTAAAAGTCAAACTTAATAAGGTAGATTCCCAACAGTACAGAAATTTAAAAGTACCTGAAATTGATTGGGTTTTGAATGAAGCACAGGAAATCTTTATTAAGACAATTGCAGAACCCCGCACTAAAAACGGATTTGGGTTTGAAGTGAATCAGAGGAGTATTGATGACATTAGAACATTAGTGATAAACAACCTTACTCCTCTACCTGCTGTAATATATAATGTTGTTGATAATTCTTATCAGTGTAATTTACCTGAAAATTATTTATTTTAT